AAAATCAGAGTCTAGATATTCATTGGGGCTATTGGCCATAGTAGTCCTAACCTATCTCTTCATCGGATGGAACATCTATACGTTTATCTGATGGAACATTAAAATCTGAATGCAATCCAAAGTCCATATCAGGTAGTTGTCCAAGACCATTATTCATATCGAAATTAAAGTCTGGTACTTGTAATGTTGATTTAGCATCGGCATCAGCAAGAATATCATTAATTAATGCTCGAATTTGTTTTCGTCGCTCGTTATTGATATCCCATTCGTTTTCTTTTTCAAACCGTGAAAGAAAATCTGTCAGATTACCAGGACCGGATATGTGTCCGCCGCCTTTATCTATTGCTCTAGACCATTCATCTTTTTGACGATTTTCTGTATCTATTCTATCCATCCGTCTGCTGAAAGATTCTATATCATCAGATTCTGATAATTGTATGGCTAGGTTTGCTTCTGATATTACTTGTTTTATAGGTTTCATACTTTTTCTACCTCATATGAATCGAACATGAGTGTCATCGATGCCGATTGTGATTCCGCTTCTGACTGAATAGTTGAGAATTGCAACCCTGTTAAGTTTGTGGGAAAGCAATTTTTAAATTTTACTCTAACATTTTCTCTCATGTTACTATTTAGTATTGTTAGTGTTGCATCAGAATAATGGTCTTGTGGATTTACAAAGTCTACAGTATCTTCAATATTTATAATACTTTTAAGCCAATCAAAACATTCTCTCCAGTTTGCCAAATCCTCATCTACAATAAAAGATATATTAAGTTCTTCAAATCGAAGTTTGGTTGCAGGATGTTTCACATCAATATATCTTGTGGGTTGTCTAATCTCTCCTGCATTGACTCCTGGGAGATTTGCTTCTTGGCAAAAGTATTGAACATTAGGAAGTCTATGGATATTAAAATAGAATCCTGTGTTTAAAACATAGTTTGTATTGGACGGTTGCCTTGTTGTAATATCTGTAGAAAGTGTTGGGCTTAGTCCTGGAAGTTCGTCTGTCATAATTGTTCTCCACTAGTATTTATAAAAAAACTCCCCTGAAGGGGAGTATTCTTTATGTTTTGAAACGATGAATACGAATTATTATCCGTCTTGTTGATGATTATCAGTTCACTGGCGGGATTGCCAATCAGCGTAATTGCCGCGCCATATATTTATATACGAAAAACTATCCCCATAATCTGGATGCCGTCCCGCGTACAGTTGTATATGCGGATGAAACTCGTTCATCCACCTCAAAAATCCGTCGTCCGGCAATGGCGTCATCGCCTGTGGACCTAGAACTCTCCCCTTAATGGGCGCGCCAAGGCGGCCCTCTATCTCATTCAAATATTGTGCAGATTCTATTAAACTTTTCCAATTTCGTGTTTCCATGTTTATGTCTCCTGTATTCTTTCTTATTTATAAAAAATAGATTTTATATAAAACAAGAGAGGAATAAATCCTCTCTTGCTTCAATCATTATTATAATTATTGTCAGTTTACGGGAAACTAGTTCCTGCAGCGACCGCACCACCATGAAGTCCATCTACTCTAAAGATTCTAAAGTATTGGTTCTGGCGAATAGCAGTTGGACTACTCGGTTCAAAGTCACCAGCGTGGTTAGTCATTGAACCATCTTCATCAACAAACGGATTCATCACCATTCCGTAACGAGTCTTAAACCCGATACGAGGTTGGAAGTCGTTTTCACCAACGGCGCGTACCATCTGTAGTGGTACATACGGACAGTAGAACAGTCCAGCATCATAAGGTGAAGAACCACGATATCCTACACAACAGTAGTTAGTATCCGATGAATACGGGTCAATATAAACTTTCAACTTGCCGTTGAGTGTTCCGACAAAGGTGTTACCAGTGTCATCGGGCTCAATGTCAGTTGATTTTGCGGGAGAGATTTGTAGGAAACCAGACATTGCAAGTGCAGAAGCGACATCTGAAGTACAGATAACAAAGTTACCTTTACCTCTACGAGTATCTTTTGCGATTTTGTTGCATTCTCTTTCGAGTTGGAACATCAAACCACGGAATCGTTCAGCACTCCATCGTCCATCAGAGTCTCGGTCTAGGTCGTAAATACCACCGATACCCTGTGAAGGCGCTGCTGTTGTACCAGTTGCCCCAGAAGAACCAAGTCCAGTACCAGCACCACCCTTGTAATAAAGGTCAGTTTGCTGAGCACCAAGTTTAGCAATACGGTAGATAGTGCGGATAACTTCTCGGTTGATTTCAGCAAGAATTTCTGTGCTGAGAATGTTCGCGAGTTCAGTTTCTGCATCCAAACCATGTACTGCTTTCAAGTCTTGAGCGAGTTCAGTAGTGTATTCTGCTTTCAATGCACGGGTTTTAGCAACAACGGATGTTCGTTCGATTGAGAACGCCATTTCACTGAACTGAGTACCATCTGAGGCACCAAGTGTTTCAGCATCGTTTGTTGACATACCACCACTTACACCAACACCAGTGTATGCCGCAGTACCTGTGTTTGCAGTAAATCCTGCAACTTGTGAACCAGTACCTAGAGGGTCACCAAGGTTGCCAGACATATCTGGGTTGACATTAGTTGTTCCAGCGGCAGCATTAGTTGCAGCCTCATTGAACAGTGCTTCGTTACCTGTGTTACCGTGATATCGGGCTCGCATTGCAAAGATAAGTCCAGTAGGACCAGTCATTGGTTGCACACCACAAACATCGTATGCCATTAGATTGGGCATCGCTCGGCGAACGAGTGAGATGAGTACTGGGTCGAAACCTCTGACTGAACCTTCACCACCAATTACAGGGGACATACCGCCACCTACGAGGTTATTTGCTTGTTCTTGTAGAGCCTTTTCCTGATTCTCTAAAAGAATTGCTGTTACATTCTTTCTATAAGAATCTTTAATAGTGGGAAGACTTGGATGCTCAATAATGGGCCTCCATTTCTCCGCTAGAAATTGACTTGCTGTTTCGATGTTTTGCATCAGTTTCTCTCCTTGATTTCCTTGTTATACCTTTTTAGGTTCTCTTTATATAGTAAATTATATATTTTGGGGTTATGTTTGTGAATTATTTTCGTCTGCATCTGCAAGACGACCTACAGTATTAAAATATGAACTCATTCTATCGCTCATTCCTTCGGTTTCTTCATAAGAAGGAACATCTACAATTTCATTTAGTACCTGTTGTGGTGCTGTTGCATATGATCGGTCAAAATAACTTTCTTTGATTATTGCCAATTTATTAGCAAATTCTTGTTCATTTCCATATTCAACTCCGCGGGAAAGTGCTTTGAACTTTTCAATTTCAGTAGCAGCAAGACCGTGGCACATTGATTCAAAAATACCCTCACAATTAGACTGTACAGTTTCCTTTGAAAGTTGAACATTCTCATGCAAAGTTTGATTTAATTTTCCAGTAAGTTGTTCACATTTACCTGCAAGTTGATCTACTAGGTCTACTCTACTTTCTGGTACTTCAATGTAATGACTTTCAAAGAGGTTTCGAAGTCCTCCCATGAATGATTCGGAAATTTCGTTTTGAACACCACGGTCAATAGCAAGTTCGTTATTATCCATCCATTCATTTACGACATAATTTAGATAGTCGTCTAGTTGGTTTGTTAATTGACTCTTGATACCAAGGACTTCTTCAACAACAACATCACGCGATTGTCGAACCAACTCTGATTGAATTTCTTCTACGCGGGAATTAACAGCCGCCTCAAAGATTGATGCGGCTTTTCTTTTGAATGAATCGGTTAAATTTTCACCACTAAACAGTGCTTCTAAATGTTCTACTGTTTTGCCTTTTTTCTTATCTTCAAGAGTCTTTTTCGCATTTCCAGTATTTACTGGATGAGCAAACTTAACTGATTTTCCATCAGCAGTATGTGAACCTTTACCTTCGCCATCTTCCTCATCTTCACCTTCTTTGCCAGTGACAATTTCCGCCTTCAACTTTTCACGATGAAGTGCTTCGTCTAATTCCACTTCATCATCGGCATAAGATACTCTATTTAGAGCATCACTGATATATTCAGATGTGAGTCCCATTGTGCCAAGAACACTTGCAAACCAATTAATCTTTTCATTAATTCTGTTTTTAGTTTCTACGGTATCACTTCGTTCTAGAATACTTCTTGCAGTATTTATTGTGCTATTTGACATGAAATATTACTCCTTCGGTTTCCATTGGTACTAATCAATATCTATTGTATTGTATCAGTATGTATATTTTTCTATAATTTGGACAAGAAATCAGCAAAACAATATTCTGCTACTTCATCAAGTGTCCGTGAATTGGATTTTGAGATGTTTTTCTTATAATAATTGATATGTTTTTCTACAACTAACCCATTATCCCAAACCCATTCTTTCCCTTCCATGATTCCGTCTACAAATGCTGATGAAGCGGATGGGTCTGCAACAATATCTATCGCCGCAAGCATGAAATCGTTACCGACATACTTTGCACCATCCCTTTCTTCTAAACTACCCATTCCGCGAGAAGAAACGCCTAATTTTGCACCTTCTTCGAGTAATCCCTCTGCAATTTTGCCCATTGGAGTTTTTAATATTTTGGCTTTACCCTTGGCACTGTTGCCTTCCATTTTTAATTCTTTAATCATATGCGAAACTCTTTCTAAATTGACGGTTGGACCTTCTGGATGTCCTAATTCCCCCATCGCACGATTTTCTTTCACAAGTTTATTATATTTCTTAACTTCTTTTTCCATAATATTAATAGGATAGATTCTACCGTTTCTATTCTTTTCTTCTGCTTGCATAAAAGTACCAACAATATAATAGTTAGTAGGCTTACCTTCACCACCATCTTCTTTTAATACTTCTACATCATGAGTTATTTCTGTTATTAGTTTCATGTTTGTCCTTTAAAATCCGTAAAATTGTTCTCTTAGACATGAGTGATTTCTATTTTTATAGGATTCTACTTTTACATACATGGGTGTATGTACTTTTGTACCGCCCCATCCTGCTGGAAAGTTGTTTGCTATCCATTCTCCAACACCACCGGCAGCGCCTTGTACTATATCTGTATTACCGATTGCATTTCCTGCCATATATCCCAATTCGCCGGCAGTATATGCGGCACCAACCACTCCTGCACGCCTCAATGCTGTTTTACCGGCGGCCCAACGGGCCGCTTTCCTCCTCGCCGCGTTGTGTCCAGCAATTTGTCTGGCTTCTTTCGCTACTCGTTTCGCTTGCATCGCGTCCCATTCCGCCACCGTTGGAATCGACGGCGGTTTCGGGTTTGCCACACGCCACCGCGCCGCATCTCGCGCCCTTACGGCAGCATCATATGCTCGTCTGTTATCCTGTTGGATGTTGTAGAGTTGAGTAAAATTCAGTTGCGGCGCGGATTCGCAAACATTTTGAGTCCATCGTTGTCTTTCTTCGTATAGGTTTGTATTGAATATCATTTATGCTCCTTCGCCTCCGCCACCGGCACCGCCTTCTTGACCTGGCATTCCTGGCATTCCTGGCATACCAGGCATTCCGCCTTGTGGTGGTGCCGATGATTTTGCTAAAACTTTTCTTGCCATGTAAGTTAATTCGGGAGTAAATTTCTCCCAAAGTCTGTCTAATATAACGGAATCGGCCCATCCTTCTATTTGCATATCTTGAATGAATCGGTCTATTTTAGGATACTTTCTAAACTCATCAAACAATAAATCCTCAAGTTTAGGTGGAGGTCCTGGTGGTGGCCCGCCCATTCCAGGCATTCCTGGCATTCCTGGCGGAGGTCCTTGTTCTATAATAAAATCTATTTGTCCTGTGTTCATCTATAGTATCGTTCTTTCATTGCCTTACTGATTTTCTTTCTACGATTTCTTAGATATTCATCTGATTCATCAGAATCACCATCGTTATCAATATCAGCATCACCTTTTCCTACAGGGTCAAGGGTATCACCAGAATCATCTTCTGAATCATTGTCTTTGTCTGTTACTTTGGCAACCTTTTTCTTTTCTTCTAAAGCGTATCCTATCTTATTGAGTAGCAACGATTCAATTCTATCATTTGCTTCATAAAGATTGCCAATTATAATGTCTTTAAATAATTTTCTACTACTCATTTTTATTTCCTTTTCTTTGCAAAATTACTAATTTCTACAAATGATTTTATGTTCTCGTTGATAAGTTCTCTAAGTCTAATCTGATTATCTGCATTTAATTCATCATGTAATAATACAATTTCTTCACATATATCTGGAGTAACATGAATGATTTTTCCATCAATATCTATGTCAACGGGCATTTTGGATGTATATGCTTCTTGTATTTTAGAAATTACTGATTCGTTTAGTTTCTTACCACGACTTTTCTTTAAATACTTTGCAAGTCCACCCTTACCGACTGATTTGTTACCAGGCAACATTTGAACTTGTACTTTTGTTGTGTCAACCAATTCTGTTGTGGCGATGCCACTATTACTCATATCCTTTGCAAACTGACTCGCTAGTCTATTGTTAGGGAATTCATATACTAATCCAGTAGTACCTGTTTTGTTTCGTTCATACAGATAGGATTCCTTTGTGTTACGCAATTGCGCCAACTGCTTGTTAGCCAACATTGTGCCAATAAGTTTGTTGTTCTTTGCAAATTTCATTGCCCCTGCAAGATTGACATGAGTACCATGATAAGAGAACATCTTGATGCGACCACCCTTTGGGTCACTGATGGTTGCCATTAATACTTTGTCTTGGTTCGATGACACTTTACCCTTGTGTCCTAAAGGTCTTTCAACTACGACAAACCGAGCATTCTTATGGATAGAAGATACTCCAGTATACAGAATCTTTGCTTTGCCACTTTGGATAAGGTCTTTGGTTTTCTTATCCGCAGGAATATCAGTTTTGTTTCGTTCTTCATACAGATAGGATTCTCTCTTCAATGAGGGTTTTACATTCCCACGCATAAGAACTTCAATTGTATGGACATCTACTTTCATAATCTTAGCAATTTGTTTGGCACTCTTTTTTTGCTTGATAAGCATATGAAGTTCTGACATCTTGCTTTCTTTTAATCCAGCACATTTTTTACATCCACACCCGCCTTCATCGAATCCTTCTTGTTCTTCTTCCCATTCTTCATGAGATGTATCGGGATGGACTTCATCGCAACTTCCTTTATGGGATGCTTTATTATTTTCATTAATCGCAACAGATTCTGCCATAAAGGTTGTATATTTAATATTTAAATCTTTCTTATATGTTTTCTCTACATATGTTTTAATTTTTTGTAAATCATTCTTTGGACCGTGAAAACTTAAATCAAATCCTCTGCCCATTGACCCAGAGCCAGAAAAATACTTCTTAAATCTTTTCTTTAAGTCTTCTTCTACTTTCTTTTTATCTCCTGATTTAAAATCAAAGACAAGAATCCAATCAGATGCTTCTAATAAATTAACAGAAATTTCCGATTTCCGAGCCGATAAAGAATTAACAATCTTTTCTGCTAATATTTGATGAACATTAGTTCTAAAATTGTCAACATTTTCAGTTATAAGAGATTTAATAAAATTACTCATTAGAAGTCCTCATCATCTTCGCCATGCAAACCTTTTGCCTTTTCATCTTTCATTTCTTTATCCATGTCAGAAATTTCATCTTCGGTTTGCTTTAGAATGTTTTTCCTGACCCATTCTATAGAGTAGTACCTACCTATGTATTCATTTACCTCTCTCAAGACTTCCATTCTTTCCTTTAAAATTTCTGATTCTTTAAGTTCTGTGAAATATGAATCTTTTGCATATTCACAATATACATTTTGAGAGATTTCTTTCCAATCATCAGGAGTAATAATGTTTTTCATTAGAAGTTGTGTCTTGAGCAACTCCATGAACATATCACTGAATTTCTTTCGTAGTCTTTCAATAAACTTAAAGAATTTAAGTTCATCTCTTGTAATTTCTGCACTTCTACCCATATTGAATCCATTATCAGCATCCAATCTAGAGGTAGGAACATGTAATGCACGATAAAGTTTCTTTTGGAAATACAGGACATCTTCCATTTCTCCAAGATTTTGTCCACCATCGAGAGTAGTAATTTCAGTTCCTCTACCACCTTCTCGTCTTGGTAGCCAATAATCTTCAAGCATTGACATGTGGCGTTTATCGTCTTTAATTTCACCTGTTTGAGCATCATAAACAAGTTTATTACGATATCGATTCATAATATCTTTAAGATATTGTTCTGCTTTATTTTTTGGTAAGTTACCAACATCAATATAAAAGATTCTTCGTTCTGGCGCTCTAGCGATACGATAAATCACAACTGCATCTTCAATCATTCGTAATTGATTTAGTGGTTTGATTGCTTTATGTAAGTGACCGATTACTCTTTTTTTTGCACCATCAAACAGACCAGAGTTTACATAACAGATAGCATCTGGAGATACTTTTACTCCCTTTTGGTCCCAACCACCGTATGAATATCCTGAACCTGTGATTGGAGTCTGGTCATACATGTAAAATTCTCTTATTTCTTTAATAACCTCTATGCCATCTTTATTTCTTTCTTTTACTACTTCACGAATTTTTCGAATCTTCGTGGGGTCGATTGGTCTAATTTCTGTTATTCCTTTTCCAC